CGCTATCTATTTTATACTTTTCTAGTATAGATATTATTTTATCTATATTATCTCTTAAGAGACTTCCTTCCTCTACGTTTCCGTAGATATTTAATTGTTTTCCCATTTCTTTAAAATTAAATTATATACTTGTTTCGCTACCGCACACATTAATAAAGGAGGTACGGCTCTCCCTAATCTTTCTACTTTTTCTCTATAAGTTCCCTTTAAGATATAATCGTCGGGGAAAGACATAATCCTTTTAGCTTCTTTTACGGTAAACTTTCTATTATCCCAATGTATTATCGAAGCTGCTCCTACCGATCCCGCCGTCTGCGTTAGCGTTCCCGAAGGCTTTTTACTATTAGACTTTATTAGGTTAAAATACTTTTCGCTCTGACCCCCCTCTTCTAATTTAATAGCCTCTTTATATATAGCGAACCTATCTATATTAACCTCCTCTAATTCCTCTTTACTATGTTCTAAACCCTCGAAAGCTTCTCGTAAAGAAAATATATAATCGTTAGCCTTAGGATACTTAAAAGGTATATCTATATCGTTTCTTACTCCTACTATAATTAATCTTTCCCTAGACTGAGGTACTCCGTAATTCTTAGCGTTTAAAACTTTATAATATACTTTATAACCTAGGTTAGTAAGGGTATGATATATTGTATCGCTATGCCCTCCGAATAAACCTAACTGCGAACTCCCGAAAAAATTCTTAGCACTTCCGATAAGTAGCCCTTTAACGTTTTCCGCTATAAAAGTCTTAGGTTTTATTTCGTCTATTAGTCTAGCGTACTCGAAGAATAGATCGTCGGTAGTTTGCGTCTTATCGCTATACTTCTTTTCTTTACCCCAATCTTTTTCTCTATTACCCGAAAGGGAAAAGGAGGCGCAAGGCGGGGAGCCATCTAATATATCTAACTCTCCTTCTTTTAAGTTTAGATCGTTTAAGATAGTACTTCCTTTTAGTTCTCTTATATCGCTAGGATATATCTTAGTCTCTCGCCAGTTAGCTCTATAGGTATCTCTAGCACTTTCTACGAACTCGTTAATAGCTAATATATTACCTCCCGCTAATCGATAGCCTAAAGAAGAACCTCCTCCTCCCGCGAAAGTAGATACTACGTTAAATAATTTTTTATTAGATTCGGCTATTACCTCTTCTAGTAGTAAAGGTTTATATTCTACTTTAAAAGAATCCATCCTTTAAAATTTAGAGATTGAAAAAAAGGCTCTATAGTTTTAAATCCTACTTTTCTAAATAATTCTAAGTTTTCTTTCTCGCTAATAGGAAACATAATCTTCCGTAAGTCTCTCTGCTTATCTAATATCTCTAAAGCCGTAAAAGAATTTATCTTATAGTCGTATAAAGAAAAAGTAAATATATCCTGTAGTCTCGCGTCCTCTAAAAATATCTTTTCCGTAACTATAAAAGCTCCTCCTTTAATTAAAGAGTCGTATACGTTTTTAAGTATTCTCTCTCTTTTATAATAATCTATAAACTGTAAAGTAAATATAGAAAATATTAAAGAAGCTCTATTTAGATTAACGTCTTTAGTAATATCTCTATTATAAAAATAGATTCTATCGTCCTCTATCTCGGGTAAAAGATTATTAGATATATCGTAGCCTATAAAATTAGCCTTAGTATTATCTTTAGCGTAAAGTCTCTTAATAAGAGTTCCCGTAGAGCATCCTAGATCGTATACGTTATAATAATCTCTTATAAAATAAGAAGATATATTTTCTATTATATTTAAAAGAGTAGAGTAAGAAGGTATACTTTTATCTATATGCTTATCGAAATCCTTAACGGTATCGAAGCTAAACTTACTCATAATATTCCTCTTAAAACGTATTGGTCTATATCGTTATCTTCTCTAAAGAAGTATTTATATATCGATACGGCTTGTATAAATTTAGCCTTTCCCGATTCTATAAACTCATCGCTAGTTTCGAATATACCTACGTCCGTAGAAGCTTTATCTATAACTATAAACTTACATTTCTTCTTTCCGAATATCTTAAGATAAAGATAAGCTTGTAAATCATATCCGTATTTATTAGCGGAAAAACGAAAGGTAGATAAATCGGCCGTTGATTTGATATCTATTATCATATCGTCCTTTAGTATATCGGCCTTAGCTCTAAAGGGTAACCCTTCTAGCATAGCGATTTCGGGTACTTCGAACTCTGATTTACTTAATAATCTTAATACTTCCTCGTTTCTTAGTAAAGCGTCCGCTAATCTTTCGCTATCGCTTATTTCTTTTCTTAGGAATACTTCGTTATCCTTCTCGTAAGCCTCTTTATATATTTTAGTATTCTTAGAACTAGCTTCTACTATATTAAGCTTATCTATCTTATGCGGCTCTAATACCATCCAATGAAGTAACTTACCTAATCTAAGAGCGGGACTATCTCCCGAACCGTATTTAATTACGTTTCTATAAGTCTTAGGAGATTTAAGTAAAGTTTTTAAGGAACTACTACTTAAAGCGTTTTTTCCTAAGTGGCCGTAATAAAATTCGTCGTCGTACATCATAGCTAGGATCTCGTCTCTACCGTATGATTCGTTATTTAGTAAGGTTATCATAGCTCTATAATTTCTTTTTCAGATTCTAGTCTAGATAATAAAACCGCTTTACATTCCTTTCTATAGTAATCTAAAAGGCTCTCGTTAGTAGCGTCCTCTAAGAGTTCCGCGTTAGTCATCATTTCGTAATACGTTCGATACATAATTATTTGTTTTAAAGTTATACGCTAATATAGTAAACATTTTATTAACTAATACTATTTTTTTTCTTTTTCTTTAGGAAAAACCTTTTTTTCTAATTGTTCTATCCTATAAAGAGCTACCGCTAAAGCCTCTTGAGTAAGCTTTAAATCGTTACGCATTTTAATTAATTTAATCTCTTTCATTTTAAATTCTTAATCTTTTCTAAATATAAGGCAGCGTCTAAAAGCTCTTGCTGTAGTTCGTTTACCCATCTATAAAATCCGTCGGGGTTATCCTCTAAAGTAGTACCGTATTCTTTAATACCTTTCTTAGACCTAGAGTCTAGAAGGTTCTTAACCTTTTCTACTATTCCGTCTTTTCTTCCTTCGTATACTAGACCCGTAGTAGTATCGGTAACGTATCCTTTTAAATTATCCATATAATTACTCATTTACTATAAAATAATATAACTTAACTAATAAGTATTCTAATATCCTAAAGGCTATATAACCAGCTAATAGACTATCCATAAGCGATCTTATATTTCTCTAATTCCTTTTCTACTTTTTCTAGTTTCTCCTCTGCCTTTCTAGCTCTTTCTATAGCCCTAAGTTTATCCGCTCTATATTCGCTTATTATCTTATCTCTAATATTATCGTTATTTTCTAGTTCGTAAGTATAGAAATACCATTTAGTTACCGCAGATATCATTTCGGTTAATTCGGGCATAGGTTTTTTCTTATTCCATTCTAGGAGTCTAGAAGAGACTATAGCGAAATTATTACTAAACTCTATTTCTTTAAGTAATTTAACTTTCTCCATTTTAATTATTTGTTTTTAAATTTAAGAATATTCTTTATAAATCCTAACTAGAGAGTTCCAAACGGTATTTTTAAAAGAACATTGGGTACATTCTACTCTAGTTCTAAATATCCTTTCGTATATAGCTGCGTACCTTTTAACCTCTTCTCCGCTAAACCTATTCTTTCTAGTATCTATAGCGGTCTTTATTAAGTTAAATTCTTCTTCCGTAAAACATTCGGGCTTTCTAGAAGGGAATAACTTATTTAGCTTTTCTTTTCTAGCGTCGCATCCGCAGTCTTTTCCTAAAGTATCAAAGACGGTATCTACTATTTTTTTTATACCCGTAGCTTTAGTTACTTTCTCTATTTTAGATCCTAGTCCTGTAGATAATACAGAATGATTCTTAACCCATTCCTTATACTCTTTAGTTCTCTTATCGGTCGGTATCGATTCTTTCCCAGTCTCCGAATTTGTAGTCTTCATAATTTTCCTCTATTTTATTTTTTATATCTAATTTAAGATTTTTTAAAGTATTAAATATACTAACCCAGCTAATTTTAGTTTCCGTTGCGAGTTTTCTTATACTCATATCCGTCTGGCTATAGAGCCTCCAGATCTTTTTATCGTACCAATGCCAATCTTTAGCTACGTCGTCTACTAGAAGGCAAATTTTATGAAACGCCTCGTTTTCCTCTATATTATCCTTATCGGGTAATTGTAAAAAACTTTCGTCTATATCTATACTTATTATACTAATTTTTTTCTTTTTATTATAAAATTGGTAAGCTAAAGATCTTAAAGTAAAAAACATATATCCCTCGCTTACTTTACCGTCTTTTATTATTTTATCGGGATCGCTATACTTAGTTAAGGCAATATAAGCCTCCTGGACTATATCCTCAGCATAAAAATCGCCTATTAGACTACGGACTATTCCTACCCAATACTTATGCCTTTTAGCTACTATATTTAACCAATCTAAGTTTCTATCCAAACTACCGCTATACTAAAAAATATTATACAAACCTGTAGCGTATGCTCTCTTCCTTCCTCGTAGTCGGTATAAGAGTAAAGACTACCTACCATAACTCCGAATATTGGGCCTACAGAAATCTCCGCGTTAATTACTAAACCTATAAAGATTTTTAAAATTGCTAATACTATAAGTATATAAAATAATGTAATCAAAATAAAACCTCTTCTAAATTAGACTTTTTACTATGTAGTATATCCTTACCTAAAAATTCGAATCCTACATTATTTTTTATCATTCGTAGACGCAAAGGCTCTTGATAAGGGGTGCATCTTCCGCCTGTTTCCGTTTCCTTGACCTTTAAAACGTGAAGCTCGGAGAACATCCAATCGGTAGGGTGGTTAGTCATTCTATGACAACAGACTACGTCGTCGGCTCTATTACCCCATTTACCGCCACCTTCTACGGAGGCTAAACCTAGAGGTTGAGGTAAGTTCTCGTACTCGTGGCCTTTAGGGTAAACCTTTCTTAAAGCTTCCGTTACTCCGTGGGCCGTAAGAAATACGGTTATATTTTCTTTCTTAGCGAAGAGCCTAAATTCGGAAGCGACTCTATAATCGTATAAATGCGAACCTATACCTCTTAGTATTTGCGAGTCTACCGTAAGAGAGTTATAAGGGTCTATAAGAAGAGCGTCGTAACCCCAAGCGTCTTTTATAGCTTTAGCTTCATTAAGTAAATCTTTATAAGTATATAGATCTTCTACGTCTATTACTTTAAAATACTCGTTAGACCATTCTATAGTATTAGCTATTTCTTCTTCGGAAGCGGTATGTATAGGCTTACCCATTTTAAATTCTATTATTTTTCTTACTATCGAGTCAGGCGTATTTTCGCTAGACCATACTAAGAATTTTAATTTATGTATAGAAGCCCAGAGTACTAAAAAATATATCATAACGGAACTTTTTCCGACATTTGCGTGGCCTATCCAGAGGCAGAAATTACCTTGCTTATATCTTATATATTCGTCTATATCGGGTACTCCTACTTTTAATCCTTCTACTATTTTTCCGTTTTTTATATCGAAAATTCTCTGTTTTATTTTATTTGTTTCAGCTATCATTTATTTAAACTTTGCGGTAGTCTATTATATTTTTTCTCTATTTTCCTAGAATGATAATCTTCCTTTTCTATATAAAAACCTACTATAGGATTTACTAGATAATTCCAAAAATCTTCTGGCATTTTTCCACTTTTTATTTTCATTATATAAATATATAAAAAAAAGGGGCTATAAGCCCCCTTAATTAATAAGGTAAATCAATAGAAACTCTATCCGAGTTTTGCTCTCGATTCGTAACTTCGTTTCTTTCGGCTACGGAGATACCTCCTTCTCCTATCCATTTAACGGCTGCGTTACCTAGAGTAATAGGCTTTACCTTATTATCTCTATCTTCTTTAGATATAGTCTGAGTAACCCAAACGTTATTACCGTAAGAAGAAGAGTTCTGTACCATAGCGGTAAAATTAAGATAAGTCTTTCCGTTCTTACCGTTTATTAATCTTGATTTATCGATCGCAGTAAGTTCAATACTTCCTGATATAATCGCGGTTGTCTTTTTTTCCATTTTATTTCTACTTTTAAATTATTATTATTAAAATACGTTTTTGATATACTAGATCTTTTCGAGTTCATTAGCTACTTTATTACCTACTTTATATAAGTTTCTTAGGTCTTTAATAGTATACCCTTCTTTTATAAGATCTATAGCTTTATTATAGTCGGGAGTATTAAAGTTAAGCCAAGGCTTTTTATCGTCATCTTCGACCTTAGGTAAAGGAGGTAAACTACTTTTTACTTCTCCTCCTAGTACCCAGTTAGCGTATTTCTCGGCCGTTTCTAAAACTTTATCTTCCGTCTTAGATTCTTCTTTAGCCCAAAATACGTTCGCGTTAGTTAAGGCGTTTTGCCTTATAATGTAAACTTGAGTTTTATCGCTCATAATTAATTATTTAAAGTTATCTTTTACGAAGTTACTAAAAAATTCTTAATAAAAAAAAGGGTAAAGATTAAACCTTACCCTCTTCCGCATTAAAACAAATAATCAATTTAGAGAAAACTCTTTAACTTACTAGAATACTCTGTTATCATTTCTTCTAATTCGTCGATAGTAAATTTAGTTATTTCTTTACTTTTTAAGCTTAATTCTTCGGCTAAGTTATTACCAAGATATTTACTAAACTCGTACTGCATCCCGTTTCTAAATCTATTACAGTATCGGCATTGCGGTTTAACGTTTCGTTCGTCCCATCTCGTTGCCATAGCTTTTCGGCTTATAAAGTGTCCAGCGTCGATAATGTCTTTTTCCCAGAGTCCTTTTTTACCGCAAGTTACGCAGGTACAGTATCCGTATTTATCAGAATTACTTAGTCTTATATATTTAGAAAATACTTCGTCTAATCTTCTTATTACTCTAGCTCTCTGAGGTTTCTTAGCTTTAGTAGACATTATTTTATTAGTCTAAATGGTTTAGTAATAAATTACCATCTACTTCGTTAAATCCTTTTATAAGTCTGTAAAGATATTTACTATCAGCTTTTACTTTAGTTTTTTCTTTTTTACTAGAGTCTAAACCTACGTTGGTATAACTTATAGCGTCTAATTCTAGTATAGCATCGGTACGTTCTTTTACCGATAATTGGAAGTCTTTTGCTATTTTCTCCGCTAATTTTCTAATAGTCATATCTTCACTCATTTACTTTATTTATTTAAGGTTACTATATTAGTAGCCTCCACCCGCCAAAGGTAGAGGTTATTTTTTTAAATTGTAAAATAAACTTTTTAACACTACCTACCTTGGCCTCTATATTTTTTCTTATAATTTTTAGAGGTTTTTAAAGCCGAAGATTTAGATTTACTATGCGTTCCCTTTCTTCGTACTTTATTTTTTTCGTAGTTAATAACTATTTTCTTCATTACTAACTAGACTTATCTTTAAGCTTCTCGTAAGTTCTTAAACCTCCGAGACCTAACATACCCATTAGGACGGTAAATAAGCTATTAGTATCGAACTCTATAGGTTTTATATCCGTATAGGCTAAAAGTAAAGGCATTACTATATAATGAAACGCGAAAGCTATACCGCATACCCATCCGATAAAAGGCCTCCAACCCGCTACGAATACCGTTCGATGCTTAGCCTCTATTTCGTTAATCTTAGTTTGTATCGCTATAAGCTCGTTAGGATCTAGTTCTTTTCCTTTTATAGCTTCTCGTATCTCCCAAGCTAGGTTACCCGCTACCGATTTTCTTCCGTCGCCTCCTTTAAGTAATCCTAATAAAAGTTTAAGCATAGCGTACTTCCTACGGTATTAGTAAGTCCAGACCGAGTTAGGTTTAGTTCCCCCTTGGTCGATAGAGTCTGTATCGGCGTGTATAAATGTTTTAGCGATCCCGATACGTTTAAATCCCGCTTTAATAAGAGCGTTAAGAATAATATATCTTTCGTTTCCGCTACCGACTCCGATATCTGCGGCCTTTCCGATAAGGTGTGAGCTATTTTCGACACCTCCGATTTTTTCGTTATGTTCCCTAGTTCTATATCCGCTCGTAATTCTAAAGGGTATATTAGCGTACTCTCTAGCCTCTTCGAGTTTTTCGAGAAAAGTTCTATCCATATTAATCCCAGACTCGCTAAGAGAAGGACAATCGAACTCGCTAAGGGTAAAGTACTTCATTTTTTTAGTTTACTAATTTCTTCTTTTAGTTCTTTAAACTTTGCCTCTAAAGCGTCGGGTATTCCGTCTTT